TCAAGGCGCCTGTTAGTCTTAAGAGAGACCTCTGGCGTATCCCATCGAGCAATGCTGTCCCAAATCTGATCGTATGTCGAATAGTCTGCTGGTGTGGCTGGTGGGTCTACGTAAGCAACCTCCGCCTTTGGATATTTGATCTTTAATGCATCACCTGAAATGTGAGTGCCGACTGGGCCTGCGAACGACGGTAGTAATTTGAGTTCAATCGGGGTGTCTACCCGCGGCGACTTCCAACCTTTTAGATATGCTTGTTGGAGACCTACTGTGTTATCGACCTTATCAAGCGTAAAGATCAACGCTGCTACAAGAGCCATTTTATCTGTGTGCGATATATCGTATTCTTCGATCTTATCTCGGATAACATCAGCCTTTGCACCATTGTGTTTCTTCCAGACTTGGATTAGCACATCTTCTTCAACCTCTTTTGTACCGACCTTCTTCCTCCTTCCCTCATCATTTTCTTCATAGACAGGTTTAGTTGACCTGAAAGTGATGTTTGCGTCACAATAGTTGTTTGTCAACCACCCAGGAGAGGGTGCAAGAGCGTTTAGTTTATCAACATATGGTTGCAGATGGCTCATATCACCATTATTACATACCATTGCATGACTATAAGCCTCTGATGCCCATGATAAATCGCTGGTAGTGACTATGTAGCCAAGTGATTTAAACGCTTGTGCCACACGAGTAGTCCCAGTGAACACATCGATTAGCGTCTTTTCTTTTAGATCGAGCGTTTCAATCACCTCGGTAATGAGTGGAATGAGTTTATTCTTGCTTCCGAGGTATCGGACGCCTTTTGTTTCAATTTTGGCTGTCATCGTAGTAGTTTCTTCTTTCTTGCTATCCATTTATTAAACCCGTCATTCGTGGTGGCGTACACTACTTCAACAGGGTGCCCTTCTTTCTTGATCTTATCGCGAAAGACATTGGCCCAGCAACGTCCGGTTGTTTTTGTACTCGGTACTTCTGGGGTACCCCAGAAGAAGTACGTCAAAGGGTACTTTGAACCATACACACCGTCTCGAATCTTCTCAAGGTCGACCATAACTTTTTCTTCAGTTGTGCCGTGCTTCTCGCCGTATTTGATTTCAACGATTATCCCCAACTCAGGAATAAAACCATCAGACTGAAACGCCCCATTGTCATATGGTGATGGGAAGCTTATAGTACCCTTATATGGATGCTGAGAGTTCTTAAAATGCTCCTTCTTTTTTAATAGAGTGAACCCATGCTTAGTTAGCTCTTCTCTAAGGATTCTCTCGCCTTTGACACCGTTTTTGGCGGCGTTGTGCTCGTCAGTACTTTTACTCATGTTCCCTCCTTGGGATGTTAATAGCATAACACCCCGGGGCCGGGGTGTCAAGCAATTACAGTAGGCTTTTTATTAAGCTGCTTCTTTTTGTAACATGCTTCAAAACTCCCTTTTGGTACAAAGAGTTTTGAACATTAATATTAAAATGGCGGCGCCCTATTCTTGCCGGCCGGGGCGCCATCGGCTTCATACAAACCTTACTTACTGGCCGTTAACTCGTCAAAGGCTCGGTCCACATCATTTTTGCCACTGCTGTATTTTGTGGTTTCCTTCGAGCGTGACTCGGCGCTTCCATCGCCAGCTAATTGCTCATCAAGAATCGCGTTGATTTGCTCTGGGGTATGACGCTCGAATAGAGCATCAATATCAGGCATACTATCAAGGAGGGCAGGGATAGCTTCCGTGTCTTCCAAGAGCGAGGAAGTATTTCTACGCATCTTTAAGTTGGTTTGCGGGTATGCACCAGGCGTCGTGGGCTTGGTGTATGTGAGGGCGATATCGGTGCCCTCTAGGGTGTCGGTGATATCACCGTAGTCTGGGTCTAGAATATAGGCCAGGAGATTTTCATAGGCGCGCTTACCGTACCCATAAATCTTAATTCCTTCGTCTTCGCGACCTCTCACCACGACCGGCGAGAAGAAACGTGCCCGAACGAATAGTGACTTAGCGAGCTTCTTGCTCTCTTCGTCGTTGCTGGCTACCCCTTCCTTCCATAAGGAGGAGGCGAATTCACAAATCGGACATGAATCCCCGAAATTGCGCTTTGGACAGACGATCCCGCCGCGATGATCTCCAACGTTATAGTGGAAATACATCTCCTTTAGAGGATCACCATCTGGTGCTGGGACAATCCGAATATCTTGGTCGCCCTCATCGGGCCTAAACCAAGCTGATTTTTCCCTCCCATCTAGTTCACCACGTAAAGTAGCGAGCTTCTTTCTCATTAGTTCCATATCGATTGACATTAGTTTTTTCTCCTTGTATTTTTGTTAAAGTATATCAAGCTTTCCTTGATATCTAATGTATCACTCTTGTCCTAACTTGTCAAGAGTATTTTGTTGTTGTATCGTGTTTGTGTGGGCCACGACGTACCCAAAATCATTATGTGGTGTTTCGTAAATTGCATAAGATATTTTACGAAACGCATTTGAGGGCTTCTTCTTTAGCATGTCTACTATCTTCCTGTGCAAGGTACCTTCTCCGGAAAGTCTTTCTTCATTTATACATAAATAATAACACAGTTCTCGCTCGACGTCAAGCTCAAAAAACCATTTTTCTTCTAAATTTATAGTATTTAATGCGCCGATGCTGCGAATGCGGTTTACCTCTGCTGGTTTCGCCACTTGACCAATTTCAGGGTCAGAATGAGTGAAATAATTTAAATAATGAACTGCTGAAAAAATAGAACTATTAAGCGTATCGTGGTAGCCCTTGATAAGCACGCTTCCTAACGAGTTCTCGATTTGTAAGTTTGAGAATACGGTTAGTGAACTAAAGAGGCCTGAGCGCGCATACTCCTGCAACACTCCAAACGTGACATTTTCAATTAGGCGGCGCTCTCCTGTAACAAGCTCAATATCAGGCTTAATATAAAAAACATCAATTTTCTTATTTTTTATTTGTTCTAGAATTCCAAGAGAATAATTTGAACTATAAGAGGTTCCCATGATAAAGACATGCACGTGCTCATGAAGTGTTTCAAAAAACTTTTTTAAGTTTGGAACATTTTTTTCATATTCCTCCGGAGTTTTAAAGGACTTCAGCTTATACTTTTTCTTGGAGTTCCTTGTAACCTTATCGTTCAACTGATAAACATCATATTGAGGAACTGCTGTAAACTTTTCGGCAATGGCCGACGGGCCAGTGCCAATTCCAATAACTGATATCATAGCGATAAATTCTCTAGGTCGTAGTAGTTCTTTCCGGCTTTTAAGTTTACCATAAATGTCCCAAGCTTGTTTGCGGCAAATGTGTCCTTGATTTCAGCCAGCAACTCGCGATCTTCATCATCAAAATCGATCACGATCTCATCATGAACAATGTGCGAGATAAATGACTTTTTCCCTTCCAGCATATGGTCAATCACAACTGCGCGATCAATTACGAGGTCAGCAGTTGTGCTTTGTATCAGATAATTAAACGCGCGCCAGTCATCAACCTTGATATGCCTCCCGAACATGGTATTAATATAATCACCATCGTAGTGTTTGTCAAGCACTTTTTTGCGATCATAGTAATCTGTGCTGATGCTGTTGGAATCTGGGTTATACAACCATGCAAAAAACAGAGTCTTTGCCTCTTCGCGGGGTAGGCTGGGCTCTTCAAATACATTACAAATATTCCATTCATGAATATCGCTATCGGGCTGTTTTTGACCAGAAAGAGCCAGTAACGTGCGAACTTCGGCGCCGTTGTAGTCAAACGACAAAAACCAGTCATTGCGCGGCTTTATAAGGCGCCTAAGCTCTCTTTTCATCGTTAGTATAGGGAAGGACTGGGGTTGTGTAGAGAGGCGCCCTGTGACCGTTCCAAAGAGGTTATAGTTAATGTGCTTTGGACCATTGAGTATCTTTTGTGATGCGCGCCTCAAACCACTGCTGACAAACAAACTGCGGCATTCTGAATTGTCTAAAAGAAGGTCTTGATATTTTATTTTATAGAGAAGCTTTGCGGCTGAGCACACATGCTCATAGTTTTCCGGTTTTTCATAGTTTTCAAAAACATACTCTGTGATTTGATTTTTGATCTCGCAGAATGCAAGCAATGCATCGTGGGGCACAAGATCAAAAAAACAATGATCTCGAAGATCAATTTTTGCAATATCAAATGATTTCTTATAAGCGCGCATTTTTCTAGACATACTCTCCCACGCATCGCTAAGATGTTCGGGACACGCATCATCCAAAGATTTGCCTCTGGCATATATCCATGCATATTCTAAGTTCTTGTCAAGTAGCGATCCGCCTGGGCGCCAGGTTCTTGTTAAGTTTTCTGGTATTTTGTCTTGATCAAAAATTAATTTACCATCAACGTATACACCAATACATTGAGATTTATCATCGATAGGTTGAAACAGCACCGTGCAACTCTTCCTTTTGGAGTTTTTCTTCTGCTCTTAATTTAGCACTTTTTTCTAGGTTTGTCAAGGAGCCACTGTAATTATATGTTTTTCCGATGATGCGTTCGAGTGCCATAAGAGCCTCGTCAATACCGGAAACCCTATAAAGTTCGATGATATCATTTATAAGTCTATTGGCTTTTGAGGCAGGGAGTTTTGCTTCCATTTCAAAAAGCCTAATCTGCAGATATAACTTAAGAAAGTAGGGCTCGCTGTAGGTATCTAACAGGCTTTGCTCACTATATTCCTTGGGTCTTACAGTTTTTGTTAGCGTGCGGCCCGACTGGCAGTGTTTGGCTTCAATGTAGCTATATGGCTTTAATTTATTATAAATCGACAATAATGCTCTTTTAAAACCACTATAATATTCTATATGTGCATGCTTATACGCGAGACCCAGCAATACAGAAGTAGTATTATAGTTATAAGGAGTGGAATACGACAGCATTGTTGAGGAGCCGATATCTGCGACGAGGCGCCATGGGGTTAGCATATCAACTGAAAACCCATAGCTTCTACATGCATTAAGATAAAAGTGCCAATTTTTGCTGTTAACAAACTGTTTTATTTTTTCTTCATCATTTGCACAGTCAAGATCGGCAATTTCAATCGCAAGACCTGTCGTGGATATCGGACATAGCTTATTCTTCACATACGCGGTATAAGTATATGGAGCAGATACATTAGATATCGCTTCGATTACTCCCATAAAATTAATTATAAATTCATCAAAATTTTTAAATCTTACATTGTTTGTTTTAAATGTTCTGTGAATAGTGTTGGTTAATGATGCCAAATAATTTTCATATAGCGCCTTCGGGTTCTGGTATGCTTTATAAACTTTTGGAGCCGTAAGATATGTGTCATTTGCATTTATTTTACCAGCCAACAAGCTTTTTTGAAATTGAAGTGTCAGCTGATTAAATGCATCCACAACAAATGCCGGTGCTGCCATGGATGTTCGGCCGCCACCATCAGAGTTAGTAAAATATTTAACATCTACACTATCTGTATCTAAAACTATAGGAACGTAACGGCGATCTACCCGTCCATATAAGAATTTTTCTGCTTGAAAGTGGACTACATTTCCATATGTGGCTGCAGTTTCAACCATCTCAAATTGATATGAATATTTTTTATAAAAAGTACTGATGGTATCATCAGAATTACCAGTTGAAAATTTTGACATGAATTATTGTTTCCTTTTATATTATCTACACTTAGCCGGTTTGCGGGGGCCCGGGGAGCCGCCTTTGTGTTTCCCTGCGGATCTTCTCGTTGACAACTCAGCAACCCATTTCGCTGTTATTTCTGTTTCGCAAGTTCCTGGCCCAAAAGTGGTTTCTGCGCGGGTCACCATATAATAGCCACCTATACCGTATCTTGTCAATGAGGCGTTATCTATGACACGCTTATCACCGGATACTCTAACAAGATCCTCATAGTGTTTAGACTCTGGTGAAAAGCCGCGAGGATTAACATATATATATGTTCCCGGCACAATATTAGGTGATCCGTAGCATGTAATGTTTGCATCATATACTTCTCGCAGTTGCATCAAACCATCATACCCTTCCTGTTCAAAACGGACCTCTTTAAGGCCCGGGGCGTCTGTTTTGCTTAATTGAATGTTTTTGACTATTCCGTTGGGCTTACCAAGAACAAAATGGAATACTCCTGCATTGGAATCGCGAGTTTCGTCGCCACTCATCTCTTCTTGGGGCTGAACTCTGCCGGCGTAAAAAACTTGATAATTATACGTATCTTTAAACTCGCGGGTGTTTATTGGACTATCCCGGTCACCAAAGACATGAAGAAGAGGCGCCGAAACATGGCCAGATGTTTTCGGGTGTCCCATTAACTGCCTCATGTCTAGTCTCTTTGCTGCCTTGTTGCCGATTCCACCCTCACCCGGGCCGGCTCCTGCGCCGTGCTGATCGATGATCCACTTTGTTATTTCGTCGCCACTGCCGGCGCCGGAGGGCGCCCACTTGGGATCACTATATGAAGTTATCGCAGATGAGAATATACGAACCTTTTGTTTAATGTTAAGATCGAAGCACCGGTCCTCATTCAAAAAGTTTCTAACTAAGTTGTTCAATAAATCTTTCAGAAATATTGGCAAACTATACGAAGTCGAATCATTTTTAATTGTCCTATCGGTGAGCCAGTCCATGAAATAAGAAACCGATATTGGAATATCTCCCAAATTTGCGTCGAAATGGGTCAATTCTGAACTGGGAGTTCTCAATTCAAGCGGCCCAAGAAGAACCCTAAACTGCTTATAGTTTTCATACAGCCTCTTAAACCTGTCGCTTTCATTCTTTTTTGTGGTGTCATCTAACTCCGAATTGTCCACGTTCATTATTTCTGCCGGCATCTTCGAGAGGGTCCCATCGATTTCAGACATAATAACATCGATCAAGTCACTTAAATAGAAAAAAGCAATATACTGATATTTGTTGATATCACCCACAACGGTTTCTGATAGATCTGGTGTATCTCCCGACGTTGAGCTGGATTTGTCGGCTGCAACGGCCGTTTCTGTCACCGCCGCGGCATTTGCTACGACTTCAGTATCAAGATCAGCGCTAGATCCCTGGATTCCGGCGCCCTCGGGGCTGCCCGCAGCACCACCATGATCAATTGAAGAAAAGATATCAA